CCGGATGAAGGAAGGAACCAGTTGGATTCATCCTCGATACCGTCACTTTCCAAAGTGTAGGCACGGTATGCACGGGCGGCTTCGGCAGCCGGCGCACCGATTACACCGCTATTGTTTTGGTCTTTCAGGCCGGTGATAATCAGGTCGGTATCTTCCTCACCCGTGAAGCAGCCGTACATGGCACCCAGTCCTTTTTGGTTCAGGCCGTCTATGGCTTTACCCTGACCGCCCCAATAGAAGGTAGTAGTCATATCGGCATTATAGCACTCCTGGGCGGCGATTACGAAGGAGTGTCCATGGGCACGGATACGAAGCCCGCGTTTGATATACAGTTGCTTATTAGCGAGCGTAAGGGAGTTCCATTCGGCAGCAGTAAAGTATGCCTTGGAGTTATCCGAAATACGATTACAGGCAAGATGCAGATCAAGCAGACCGGCGGCCCACTTGATACGTTGTCCAAATTCAGATGCGCGGGAATTCTCGGTGACATCCGAGAAGCCCACGGCGTTCAGTGCTGCCACTTGTGCCTGTTTATTCAAGCGAAGCAGCGTTGCGCTTTGTTCATTCGTCAT